AATCGACCAGATCATGGCGGAGAACGGGAGAGACATCGAGGCGGAGAAGGCAAAGGCTGTAGCCAAAGAGGGCGAACTGACGAAGGCAAACCAGACCATCAAGGACTTGCAGGAGACCGTCAGCAAGTACGACGGGAAGGACCCGGAGAAGCTGGAAAAGGATCTGGCCGACTTACAGAAAAAGTACGACGATGACGTAAGAGCAGAACAGACAAAAGCGGACAATCTCCAGAAGGAATTCGCTTTGAAAGAAGCGTTGAAGGAAATCGGCGTTCTGGATCCAGATTACTTGCTGTTTAAAACGGGTGGAATTGAGAAATTTGCCTTTGCGGACGGGAAGCCGGTCGGATTGGAAGATATGGTGAAGCCCTACAAGGAGACCGCGCCGCATCTCTTCAAGGAAGAACAGAAAGAAACGACCGTTATAGTAAACAGCGGCGGCGAGCATAAACCTGGGAAGGTAGAAACGGCCCCGGAATCGCTCAAAGGCGCACTTGCAGATTTCTACAAATAGGAGGCACATATGGCTATTACATTAGCAGAAGCAAAGGTCGGCATGGCCGATAAAATCGATCAGAATGTTATTGATGAGTTTCGCAGGGGATCAATCTTGATGGATGCCTTAACGTTTGACGATTCTGTTTCGCCGGGCACAGGAGGATCGACACTGGTTTACGGGTATACCCGGTTAAAAACGCCCTCAACGGCGGGATTCAGAGAAATCAACACCGAATACAACAATGTGGAGGCGAAGCGTGAGACAAAATCTGTCGAGTTGAAAATATTCGGCGGAGAATTTAAGCTCGATCGTGTTATTGCAGGCACGTCCGGAGCGATCGACGAAGTACAGTTTCAGCTGCAGGAGAAAATTAAGGCAACTATCAACCTGTTCCATAACGCTGTAATTAACGGCGACAAGAGCGTATCTGGTTTTGATGGGTTGGATGTCATGCTGGCGGGTAGTTCTACAGAGCTTAACTCCGGGGCAGACAATGCCATTGATCTTTCCACTGCGGCACAGGTTGACGCGAATTATAAGACCGTTCTTGATATGCTGGATGGATTCCTCGCCGAGATGGAAGGGGCGCCCGGCATGCTCATCGGCAATGGAAAGCTTATCACAAAGCTGAAAGCTTGCGCCAGAAGGGCAGGGTACCTGACACCGTCAGAAGATGCGTTCGGCAGGGCGGTGGACAGCTACAACGGAATTAAGTTCATGGATATGGATTACTACTACAACGGAAGCGCTACGGTGCCCGTTGTGCCCGTCGTTTCACGGAAATATGGCAGCTCAGGAAGCGAGACGACAGTAACCGGGCTGACAGATCTTTATGCCGTAAGGTTTGCGTTAGATGGATTCCATGCAGCATCTCCCAAGGGCGGCAAGCTCATCAGTACTACTCTGCCCGATTTTAAGTCTGCTGGTGCAGTAAAAGCTGGAGATGTGGAAATGGTAGCGGCAACGGTGCTGAAAAAGACCAGAGCCGCCGGCGTGCTGCGCAACTTCAAAGTACAGTAAAGGAGTAGAGTATGGCTAAATTTAAGATTACAGCGGATAACCCCAGTTACACAAGGGAAATCGGCGGCGTCCATTTTGTTGATGGTGTTGGTGAAACAGATAATGAAAATGTTGCCCGTTGGCTTGAAAGCCGCGGTGGGTTTACCGTTGAGTCAGGGGAGCGCGATCTGCATCAGAGAAAAAGCCTGTCCCAGATGAATTCCGAGGAACTGGACGTGTATGCGGCAGAACTTGGAGTTGAGCTTCCGGAAGGATCCAAGGTGGCGGAAAAGAAGGAATTGATTAAGGCGTACCTGGAACAGAGGAAATAGGAGGGGAGGGGCATGGTTTATGCGACGTTCGAGTTTTACAAAAATGTGTATATGGGCAAGGCCATCCCCGAACACGATTTCTATCGGTTGGCTTTGCGTGCAAGCCGTTATCTTGATAAAATGACGCTCAAATACGCCGCAGAACATGCGGACGATGACGCAGTCATGATGGCAGTCTGCGCGGTAGCCGAAGCGTGGAATGTCAATGAGCAGGGCGGAGACGTATCGAGCCAGAGCGTGGGCCCTTGGAGCAAAACTTTCCAGAAGGAAGTTAAAACGGATGATCGAAGATTACTTGATGCGGCGAGACTGTATCTGCCGATAGAGATGACGAATGTGAGGTGGGCTTGATGTTTCCCCATACCGTCACCATCTACAACAAATACAAGGAAGGAGCCGCGGAGAAATGGCAGCGCACTGTCCTCCGTGGCGTCCTGTGGAACAGCAACAAAGGGGCGGTGATGCGCAAAACCGGCATGGCATCCGCCGACGGCTTGCAGCTCATCATTCCCTTTGCCGTGGAATCCGAAAGGACCTATCTGAAACCGCTGGAATTTGCCGCAGCCGCAGATAAATCGGCGTATTGGACACTTGGATCAAAAGACACCGCAATCCTTGGAGAAATCGATTATGAGGTTATCCGAAGTGCGTCGGAGCTCGAAAAGCTGTACGATGATGTGTTGATTATCAGCAACGTGGATACCAGGGACTTCGGCGGCAGCATGGCGCATTGGGAGGTGAGCGGCAAATGACGATAGACAGACCCGACGACCGGATCATACGGACCCGGAACGGGCGCTGCGGCCTTGTTTGGAATCCAGAATTTACGCAGGAATGGAACCGGACGTTTACGCTTGCTCAAAAATTTGTTGACAGCGAAGTATTACGTCTTAACGATAAGTATCTGCCATTTCAGAGCGGGGCGCTGAAGCGCAGCGGAATCATGGGAACGGAAATCGGCAGCGGGGAGGTTTGTTATAATTCCCCGTATGCCCGATTTTTGTATTACGGCAAAGTTATGGTTGGTATCCAGAGCCGGAGCGCGTGGGCACGGCCCGGCGAGAAGAAAGAGGTAATCAATAAAGAACTGGACTTCCACGGCGCACCACAACGCGGCGCGAGGTGGTTTGAGAGAATGAAGGCGGACCATAAGGGCGAAATACTGCGTGGAGCCGCCGAAATTACGAGGAGGGGGCACGGATGAGCATATTAAAATCCTTACAGACCTACCTGACACAGTATGATGGAATGGAGATCAGGCCCATCAGTCAGGTGCTGACGGACACAGTAGACACCGTGGGAGACTACGCTTTGGCTCCTACAGGGAACAGTGTAGCGCGAAGGGATATCCTCGGCAATAAGACTTTCACAAACAATTACGTATTTTACGCCAAAGAATCCGCCACACATGAGGCAGATCGAGCCGAGAACTACGACTTTTTAGAGGGCTTTTCAGAGTGGCTTGACGATCAGAATGAAGCAAATAATTTGCCGGCGTTGCCGGGTCAATATGAAGCCGTAGAGCTTTCTGCCGCGAATGCAATGCTGTTCGATATCGATGAAGACGGAGCCGGTATATATCAGATCCAGATTCAGCTTGAAATCAGAAAGGAGACAAAATAAATGGCAAAAATTAAAAGAGAACTGTTTATGACCTTTATCAACTGCACGCCTTCGAAGGAGGCGACATACGAAGTACTTGGGGAAGACCTGGAAGAGTTCAACATCGAGATGGGTGCCAATGTGGTGAATAAGTCAAACATTCTCGGGCAGAACTCGATCAGCATCGACAGATACGAAAAGACGGCCAGCGTTGAACCGTACAAAGCGGATTCCGGCACGGCGCTTTTTACTTATTTAAAAGAAATCATCGATGAGGAAAAGACGCTTGATGATCTGAACACCGATGTGGTACATGTGGATGTGTTTGGGACGGCAACATCTGGTGCATATCCGGCCTACAAAGAAGAAGTCGTTGTGGAGATCGTTTCCTACGGAGGAAATACAGAAGGGCTCCAGATTCCGTTCAATCTGCATCTGACCGGGAAGCGGACAAAAGGAACTTTCAACCCCACAACGAAAGCATTTACTGCTGGCGTATCTGCATAAGGAGGGCATCGTGAACGAATTAAAATTTGACACCGGATTAGTCCGGCTGCATGTACAGGGTGATCCAAACCGGGAACTGGTTTTTAATCCGGCAGATGGGAGAACAGTAGCAAGCTTTCTCGAACTGATAAACCATGCGGAAGAGAAATTCGCAGATCTGAGGGAGAAAGAAGCTGCTTTAAATACCAGAATGTCCGAAATGGAAGATATCGACGTTGTGAAGGAAAAGAGCGCCATAGAGCGGGAAGCCGACGAGGTTGTCTGTAAGGAGCTGGACCGGGTGTTTGGGGAAGGCACGTCAAATATTGTATTTCAGGAGGCAAGCGCAACCGCGTTGGCGTCTAATGGAGATTATGTCTTTATGAACTTTCTCATGGCTCTGTTCCCATACTTTGAAAAGGAGATCAAGAACCGAAGCGGAAAAGTGGCCGACATCATTCAGGACCATAAGAAGGCGGCCAAAAAGAAGGTGAAGTGATGAACATTCTCACTTTGCCTGAATGCTTGAATGTCGGGGGCGCTGACCGAGCGATTCTGTCTGATTGGCGCCCTTGTTTCTCAATTATGCAAATTTTAGAGCGACCGGATCTCCTTCACCACGAGCAGCTCCAGATCATAGCAGGGATCCTTTACGAGGATGAAATTGAGGATCAATGCTGGTATGAGGCGGTGGATAAGGCGATGTGGTTTTTGGATGGCGGTGACGTTCAGGATCAAAAATCACAGTCTGGCGGTGTTGTCCGGCTGTATTCGTGGGAACAGGACGCGAGATACATTATCGCCGCGGTGGATCGTGTACTTGGACGGTCTTGCCGAAGTGTGGAGTATCTGCACTGGTGGGATTTTCTCTCCGCGTTTATGGAGATAGGAGATTGTACGTTCTCTACGCTGGTTCATCAGCGGAGGTTGAAGAAAAAACACAAGCAGTCCAGAGAGGACAAAGAATGGTGGGCCGAAAACCGGGAGATCGCTGAGCTGAAAATCGAAGTCAGCCTTGACGCAGACGAGCAGGCTGCACTGAACAGATTCCACAGTCTGCTTGGTTAGACTTGCATTTCCTTCCTGCAGTTGGTATGATTTGAATAAGCCATTTCTTCTACAGGAGGTGCAAAATGAAAATATGTTTAAACTGTGGTGACAGATTGCTGGACAGCGCAAAAAAATGTCCGAGCTGCGGCACTAAAGACAAGGGATTTCCGATTGTTGACCCAAAAGATAAGGAACGCATTGATAAAATTCTTGCATCGGTGCCGCACCCGAAAAGTGGCACTCCTCAATGGCAAAAAAATCTTAATATGGTAGAGCGTCCATTAAAAGAATCTTTTAAAATCGGGCTTGGAGGCGAAGAGAAAGCAGCTTCCCTAAAGGCCGAGAGAAAACGAGTGGAACAGATGGAACGCGATGGAGTGGTATACTGCCCAAAATGCCACTCTACTTCACTTTCTGCGAACAAAAAAGGATTTGGGGTAGGGAAGGCTGCTGTTGGGTTCCTAACGGTAGGGCCGCTTGGGTTAGTAGCGGGAAATGCAGGTGCAAAAAATGTTGAAATAACCTGCTTGAATTGTGGATACAGATTTAAACCAGGGCAAAAATGAGAATTGTAGTCTCTGAGTAAAGAACTTTCATTACGGTAAGCAACAGGCACGTCGAAACGGCGTGCTTTTGTTGTGCAAGGAGGGAGGAAATATGGCAGGATCATATGCGGGATCGCTTATTTTTGACACTAGGATTGACACCAGAAGCTTTAATGCTAATATTCATTCTGCAAGCAACCAAGTAAATGGATTGACAGCTTCATTTAAGCGTCTCGGCTCTGTCCTTGCTGGGGCTTTTGCTGTACGAGCCATTATAAGGCTGGGACAGGAGGCCGTATCGTTGGCTTCGGACATGACAGAGGTTCAAAATGTTGTTGATACTGCGTTTGGCAGCATGTCGTATAAGTGTGAAGAATTCGCGGACACAGCAATTGAAAAATTCGGCATGTCAAAATTAGCCGCAAAGCAGTTTGCATCTACTTATATGGCAATGGGGAAAGGTTCTGGGCTTGATGCAGGGATTGCTTCGGATATGGCAATAGGCAGTGCTGGAAGAATTGGTGACATCGCGTCATTTTACAACAAGTCATTGTCCGAAGTCGACACAATGATGAAATCCATCTACACGGGCGAAACAGAGTCCTTGAAGCAGATCGGTGTTGTAATGACGGAAGTTAACCTACAGCAGTTTGCATACCGGCAGGGGATACAAAAGAATATTTCGGCTATGACACAGGCCGAGAAGATACAGCTACGTTACGCGTATGTAATGGACCAGACGAACCTGGCGGCGGGAGATTTCGAGAAAACTTCAAATAGCTGGGCAAATCAAACAAGAATTTTGTCAGAAAGGTGGAAAGAGCTGCTTTCGATTCTTGGAAAAGGGCTGATTCAGGTACTGGCACCAGTCGTAAAGTTTCTTAATGTAGTAGTACAAAAACTGATTGATTTTGCAAATGTATTTTCAAAGATTACCGCACAGATGTTTGGAAAGCAGGAGAAAATCAGCCTGGACAGTTCAGACGTGACGCAGGCCGCGCAAGCGGAAACGGACTTGGCAGACGCAACCACGGAGACGACCAAAGCTAATGAAAAAAGTATGGCTTCCTTTGACGAGTTGAACACGATAGGCTCTGCCAAAAGCGGTACAGAAACAGGGAGCGGAGCGGCTGGGTCCGTCGCGGGCCTGTCTTACGATACGGAAACGATGAAAACGGAGGAGCAAGAGGTTGAGTCGGGTATCACAGCGTTTGTGGAACGGCTGCAGGAACTTCTTGCCCCATTTAAAGAAATTAGCTTTGATAATCTCTCCGCCTCGCTCGGGAGGTTGAGGGAAGCGCTCGCGCCGTTCGGAGAAACAATCGGGGCGGGACTTGCCTGGCTACTGGAAAACGTTCTTGCTCCGCTGTCCAAATGGACCGTCGAATTATTCCTCCCTGCCTTTCTTGATCTCTTATCTGCAGCGCTGAATCTGCTTTCTGCGGTCATAGCCCCCTTTATTCCACTGTTTCAATGGCTATGGGATAACTTCCTGCTTCCGATCGCGCAATGGACTGGCGGGGTAATTATAAGCGTCTTGGAATGGCTCACCGAAGCTTTGAACAGGGTGGCCGACTGGATTCGCAACAATCAGGGAGCATTTCTTGCTATCACAGGCACGATAGCCGCCTTTTTCGCGGCGTGGAAAGTTGTTGAATTGCTGTCTTTTATACAACAGGCGGGCGGAGTTGCAGCGGCATTAAAATTGCTCGCTGATAGATTTATTCTTGCGGCAGCGGCCAAGATAAAGGATAAATTAGAAACAATGTACTTACAGGTTTTGTATGCAGGAGATTTCTTGAAAAGCATCGGTTCGGTGATTGCTTCCAAAGCGCGGGAAGCGGCGGCCTGGGTTGCGGCCACCGCAGCTAAGTTGAAGGATAAAGTAGAAACACTGTATATCAAAGCTCTCTATGCTGGAGATTTCATCAAGAGTGTTGCATCTACAATCGCAGCAAAGGTAAAAGAAGCTGTAGTGTGGGCGGCATCTACCGCTGCAAAAGTTGCTGAAAAAGTGGCAACCATCGCCTATACAGTTGCGACGACGCTCGCTACGGCTGCGACAACGGCACTAAGTGCAGCTATTGCATTTTTGACTTCTCCCATTGGGTTGGTGATCGCTGCAATTGCAGCTTTAATTGCCATTGTGGTACTCCTTGTCAAGCACTGGGACGACGTCAAAGAAGCCGCTTCCAAGGTATGGGACAACATAAAGGAAGTGTGGGGAAAGGCGGCGTCCTGGTTCTCAGAAAAGGTCCTCAGCCCCATAAAAAACGCATTCAAAGGAGCTGTAAATTGGTTGATCGGTGTGGCGGAGAAGTTTGTAAACGGTTTTATCGGAGGAATCAACAAAATTATTGGTGCGTTAAATAAAATTAGCTTCAAACTGCCGGATTTCATGGGCGGCAAGTCGTTCGGAATCAACATATCACAGGTAAAGGAAATTTCTCTCCCGAAGCTCGCGTCTGGAGCAGTGATACCACCTAACGCGGAGTTCGCCGCGATCCTTGGAGACCAGCGAAACGGACGGAACTTGGAAGCTCCGGAAGGACTGATAAGACAGATCATCAGCGAGGAGCTTGCGAAGCATTCGACAAACGGCGGAACTGCAAATGTATCGCTGTACGTTGATGGCCGCGAGTTGGCCCGTGTCATGGCGCCATACAACAACGGGGAGAATAATCGCCTCGGCGTGAGGTTGATAAACGGGGTGACGTAATGAGTATTTTGACAATTGGAGGCTTTACGCCGGACGTTGATTTTATATCCGTTCAGCGCACAGCCTCTATTTTAGATGGAGAAAATGCCGGGCGACTGAAAAATGGTGATATGAGTCGAGATATCATAGGAACCTACTACAACTATGGTTTTGAAGTGGAACCGAAGCTGATCAAGCTGTCCGACTATGATCGTCTGTACCAGATGGCGACGGCACCGGCGACGAGCCATACGCTTGACGTTCCATTCGGCCAGGGCTTGCTATCCTTTGATGCCTATGTGGCGGAGGTATCAGACGAACTGCGATTTATGGATAACCGCCGGAAATTATGGGACGGTATGGCCTTTACCGCGATCGCCGTAAAGCCCCAGCGTTATCCAAACGACGGCTGGCAAATCGGCAGCGGCTCAGGCAGCCCGGGCTTTACCCTCGACGGCGTGGGTTTTGATGTATCTGTCACACAGTTGCAGCGCAAAGGATCCGTCCTGGACAGCGCCGCATCTGGCAGGTCCATGGCCGGCGTCATGTCCCGGGAGATCATCGGGACTTACTATAATTACAGCATGCAGATCGAGCCAGTGACAACCAACGTCAAAGAGTACGACAGTCTGTATTACGCGTTATCTGCCCCGGTGGACAGCCACAAACTTACCGTGCCCTACGGACAGGGCACACTTACCTTCGACGCCTATGTTTCGACCGTCTCTGACGAGATTAGGCACCTTGCAGACGGTGTCTGCATCTGGGGCAATCTGCAAGTAGATTTCGTGGCGATGCGGCCGGAAAGGAGGGCCTGATGGCAGATTATATTACGTCACTGCAATACGTCACGCCTGACGATCTGGACCTACTGGGGGCTGACGAGATCAACTATCATGTGCGGGTCAACAAGTACGCAGATGACGAATATTTCGAGGACACGGTAAATGGTAAAGAGCGCCTGAATACCATCGTCTTCGACAGATTTTCCTTCGCCGGTGCGGATATCAAAAGTCTGAAGCTCCACTATGAGGTCGGTCTGCTCACTGACGCGCTGGCGATCGATACCATGACAGCGGATGTCACCAGCACGACGGCGGTTACGGTGGCCCGCAATACGCCGATTACGGTCAAGCGCGGCGAAAAGGTTATGGGCGTGTTTTACAATGGCCAGATCAAAAAGACCGGGCTGAATCAATACCAGATATATGCTGAGTCAGCCCTATCCCTGCTTGACTACGATTATCACAACGGTGGAGTGTACACAGGGTTGACCACGGGCGAGTTGCTGCCTGATCTGATGGGCAGTGTACCGTATACCGTCAACACAGATGTAGCGGCGATCCGGCTCTATGGATACCTTCCGCGCGCGACACGGCGGGAAAATCTGCAGCAGGTGATTCTCGCCACCGGCGCCGCGATCCGGAAGGGAGAGGACAATAAGATCAATATCACGATCCTGCCCAATACGGTGACCGGCACGTTTTCCACTGCACGGGCGTTTGAAGCTGGCGATGTGTCCACCGATACTCCGGTTACCGCGATCCAGGTCACAGAGCACACTTATTTGACGTCATCTGACGCGATCACCCTATATGAGGATACCTTTGTTGACAGCAGGCTGATCACCTTTTCGGAGCCAGCCCACTCCTTGACTTGTACCGGCGGAACTATCGTCGAGAGCAGCGCAAATCATGCTGTTGTGCAGGGATCCGGGGCCGTCAAATTAACCGGCAAGAAGTATACCCACACCACGAAGATCATCACTCGTGGGACCGTTACAGGAGACCCTGACGAGAAGATCTACAGCGTGACCGACGCGACGTTGGTCGGGCCGATGAATTCATCCTCCGTGGCGAACCGGCTCTATAAATACGTCCAGTGTAATCAGACAGTAACGCAGGATGTACTCGTAGACACAGAGCGGCCGGGGGATCTGGTGCAGGTCATAGATCCGCACGGTACGGATTATCTGGCAGCTGCGGTACAGGCGTTTGACTACACGTTGTCCAACACCATGCGGGCTGCGGGAACTTTTTTGCTTAATTATGTACCTGACGGGATTACATCCGGTTACAAAAACCGTGTTGTACTAACAGCGAGCGGTGCGTGGACGGTGCCGGGCGGTGTAACAAATATCCGTGTTGTGCTGATCGGCGGTGGCCAGGGAGGTGCGGCGGGGGATCGTGGCGGTACCGGTGAGCGTGGTGACACCAATCTGTCTATTAACGAATTCATGAAATCCAGTTCCAGAAAAGCCGGCGGGGCGGGAGGAGCAGGAGGTACGGGAGGAAGTGGCGGAAACGTGCTTGACGTAACGCTTGACTGCAATCCTGGGCATCAATTCCTGGTCGCGATTGGGGCCGGTGGGACAGGCGGAACAGATGGTAGTGGTAGCGTTGGCGGAAATACGACGTTTGGTGATGCTTCTTCTGCGTCCGGAGTAGTGGGGGCCTATACCGATATGCAAACTGGTGATATCTATGCACAGAGCGGGGAATCTGGGAAAGAAGGGGGCCGAGGCGGCGGGAAAACCGACGACGGAGCGACCAACGGCGGTGACGTAACCCTGGGCGACGGTGTCTGGTGGGAGCACGGAGAGATGGGATCATACAGTGCGGTATTGATCAAGGAGAACAATTATGGTTGTTATGGTCAGTATAGCATGGGAGAATGCGGCTGGGGCGGCGGCGCTGCAGCCGGGGCCAACGGCGGAAATGGCGGCAATGGCCACGGCAGTTCTACTTATCGCTACGGAGGAAATGGCGGAAACGGTGGTTCGGGAGCGACGGCGACCATACCTGGCACGAACGCAACGGTACCAGGGTCAGGTGGCCACGGTGGTCATGGCGGCGGCGGTGGCGGAGCCGGCGGAAGTGCTGGCGGGCCGATCGCGGGTCAGTCTTGGGCCGGATCCGGCGGGGCCGGGGGTGCCGGAAGTTCCGGCGGATCAGGAGCCCCGGGTTGTGTGATCATCTATTATTGAGATAGGAGGAACGAATGGCAGTATATAAAGGACAGTACACCGGTCCAGAGATCGACCGGCTGCTGGGCCGCATTGACGGCATGGCGGACACCGCTGAGCAGGCCGGTACTGCGGCGGCAGACGCAAAAATACAGGAGTATATACCGGTCCTGGACGCCAATGTGGGCGACGCGGCGGCATCAGCGACAGCGGCGGCGGAATCAGCTGCGGCGGCAGCAAACGCAGTCACCGATGCAAAGCAGGTTGCGGTAAAGCCCGCTTACATCGGCGACAATGGCAATTGGTACATATGGGATGTAGCGGCGAGTACCTACGTGGACAGTGGCTTACCTGCACGCGGCGAGACGGGGCCCGTGGGCCCCGAAGGGGCAACCGGTCCTCAGGGTGCACGCGGCGAAACGGGGCAGACCGGTCCAACCGGTCCTCAGGGAGCACAGGGTCCAACTGGCCCCCAGGGCGAAAAAGGGGAGCGAGGAGACGGCCTGCAGATCAAAGGCCTGTACGCGACTCTGGACGAGTTGACGGCTGCCCATCCGGCAGGTGCCGATGGGGACGTTTATGCGGTTGGCACGTCAGAGAGCAACGTAATCTATATCTGGGATACCGACGCAGCCGCTTGGTCGAGTTTGGGAGCGCTGCAAGGCCCGCCTGGCCCACAGGGAGATAAGGGGGACACTGGTGCGCAAGGACCGGCCGGGCAGGCAGGACCGAAAGGAGATAAGGGAGACACGGGCGCCGTCGGTCCTGCGGGTAAGGATGGAGCATCAACGGCAGATGCGGTATCAATTTCAGCCCAGCTGGCCGCGTCACTTAGTTGCGAGTCAAACGCAGAAGCGGCGTTGTCACAGCTCAACACCATCAAGGCAGTTGACGACTTTACTCACATACCTTATGCGATTTGTAATACTGATT